ACTGTAAAAGAAAAGTATTGTGAACCTATTTGTCTTACCTGTTTTTTACCTGAAATTGTTTGATTTAGTAATGTAGGTCTATTATCTTTAAATTGTAATGCACTAAAATTTACTGTAGTTGGAAATTGTCCTGACATTATACGACTCCCATTTTTCCTTGATTGTTCATAGCATTATTAATAATGCTAGTAATTAATCCTTTTCTTGATGCTAAGAGTTCATCAAAACTAGCTGCATCTACTGTTGATATGTTGAAATTAACTGTAGCACCCATACCTTGACCTTTTGTATGATCTACAACAGTTTCATTTGGATGTAGTATCGCTGGAAAACCACCCTTTCCATCTACGCCTAATGCTCTAGCACCTGTTCCTGTAAAGCCACCACCATCGCCATAAAATAATTTACCCCCACCACCACTACTACTAGTAGGTGTTGATGTAGATGAACTTGTAAAACCAAACAAAGCTCTAAAAGGATCAACAAGTCTAGCTACAATTAATTGTTGTATAGCAACCCTTACAAGCTGCTCAACAACATAAGTAGCAAAATCTTTAAATGCAAACTTACCATTTTTTAAACCATCAATTATAGTATCTTCAAATTTTTTCATTGAGCCTATAGCAACATTATCTAGTGCATTTTTTAAACCATCTTTACCAGTTATTCCAGCTTTAAAACTTTCTAATGCATCAAGATTGTTTTGAAGTCCTTGTTGATTTTTTAGTAAAAATTTTTCAAAATCAACACCACCATCTTTTATACTTTGTATTAATTCATCCATTGTAGAACCAAAGCCTTCTGCTGCTTCACTTAGTTTACCCAAATTTTCTCTTTGTGCTGCCAAATCTTCTATTGCGTGGTTAGCTCGTACTATCTCTATTTTTGCATCAACAAGGTCTTTTTTAAACTGACTAAAACCAGCCATAACTTTCATTTGTGTTAATGACTTATTAATATGTGCTAAACCCACTCTCATAGCAGCGAAAGTACCACTTATACTGTTACCAAATAAAGCAATCTTATCTAAAAAACCTGCTGTTGCAGATACAAATGACTTAAAGCCTTCCATAAAACCAACTGCCATTTCTATACCAAGTTGGTTAAATCCACCAGCAGTAGAATTAGCATCTTTTAAAGTAGCACTTAACTTTTCACTTATTGCTTGTAAAGCTGGAACAAATGCAGCAAATATTTGATTTTTTACAGCACCTAATTGCAGTTTGACTACAGACATAGAATCGTTAAACTGCTCAACATTTTTAATTGTTTTATCGCTAAGTATTATGCCTAATTCATTAGCTCTTTTAGTAAAATCTTTTATTTGATCTGAACCACCTCTAAATACTTCAGAAAATTGTATACCTGCTCTACCAAATAAATTTGCCAATACTGTAGCTCGTTCTGCTTCAGAACCTAATCCCATAAGCCCATCAGCAGTATCGTTTAAAATTTCTTCAAAAGTTCTTAAAGTACCATCAGTATTTTTTAAATCTACATCTAAATCTTTAAATATATCTGCTTGTGTTTTTAAACCCCTTCCAGCATCACCAATAGACCTAGCAAATTTTTCTAAGCCTTTTTGTGTTTGTTCTATAGTTGAGCCTGATTCAACAGCAGCTAATTGAAAAGCCTGAAGCGTATCTGTTGCAATACCAGTCCTTGAAGCTGTTTTGCCTAACGTATCAATATATTCAAAAGATTTTTTAACTAAAATAGCTAAACCAGCAGCAGCACCAACAGCAGCTAAACCAATACCACCAATCAGCTTTGCAGCTTTCATAGCACCACCACCTACTGTTTTCAAACTTTTAGAAACTTTATCAAAAGCTGCTTTAGTTTTATCAACAGCAGTTAGTTTAAATTGTATTTTTTTACTTGCCATTATTTCTTTGCCTTTCTTCTACTAACTCATAGTATGCTATCCATCCTTGATATTCATGGATGCTAATTTCTTGCAACTCTTCTAAAGTCTTGCCTAGTTTTTCAGCTAGTGCGTATTGCGAGTATAAATTAACATCCTCTATTAGTTTTTTTTAACATCCTCAATAGGCTCTTGTCCCATAATTTGAGTTGCTACACTAACTAATATTTCTTGATCTACATTATTTAATAAAGAACTTTTATCATCTAATGTAAATAATTTATCTCCATTTTCATCAAGTGCTTTATAGATAAGTACATAAGCCATCATCGTAAGATCATCATTCTTACTCATTTTATAAAGTTTAGAAGTTTCACTTAGCGTTAATGGCTTACTGTAAATTTCTAAAGGCTTATCTTCTTCACCCCATTCAGGCACTTTTATTACCTTTACATCTTGCTCTGCAAAATGTGTTTTAGCTCTCTCAATAGCTTTCATGATTAATACGTAGTAGTTGTTAAACCACCAGTACCTTGAACACTAATACTAGATTCTACCAATCCATCAAAAGATGAACTTATAGATTTTCCAGTTACAATAGCACTACCAGTTAGCTTGACTGCACCACTAGCTGTACCTTCAGGTGCAAAGTTTAATGTTACAGATGATCCAATAGCTAATGCTGTTTGACCATTAGTATCTGTTTCATCATATATAACATCAACTGATCCACTAAAGTCTTTGATAGAAGCTAAGTAAGTCTTTGCAGAATCACCCATGCTAGTATCTTCAACTGTATCTATTGTTTCATCTATACTAAAACTTCTAATTTCAGCAATAGCATTAGAACCAACTTGTACAGTACCTTCTTTTCCAAGATGTGTTGCCATAATTATTCCTCGTTATGTTTAGAAGAAGATTTAGATTTATCTTTCGATGGGATTGCTTCTTCTTTCCAACCCTTTTTCTTTAAATATTCAACACTATCAGGATGAGCATTTATAGAACTTTTACCATTTGGTGAAATCATTTTCATAATTGTACCTCGTTAAACTGCTACATCAGGTGCTGTTTCCTGAACATAGTAGTTAGTTAAAAATGTGAGAACAGCATAGCTTAGTGGTTGTTCTCCCTCTGTATTATATTCTATTTCAGTTGATTGTAAAAAGCAGTCTTTTGCAAGACTATTTAAAGTTGTATCAGCACTTATTGCTACTTCAACTTCTTTACATATCTTATCAACTTGATCGTCAAAGTTGCTAGTTTGTTTTACATAAACCTCAACGATTAATTCTAATTCTCTACTCATTAACCTGTTTGTGCTTATCACTAAAGGTTCAGAAGTTTCGTTTTTTGTATAAATTACTAATGCTGGTAAGTTTGTATTTTCTAAAGGATATATTCTAGTTTCAAATACATTACTTCCTGTAGTAGTAAGACCAGTCAATACTGTACCTGCTCTTTCTCTTATTTGTTGTCTTATATGATTTGCCATTAAATTTCCTCTAACATCAATGCAGAGAAACCTGTTCTATCTGATTGAGCATTAACAATAGTATAATTTTGTGCTGCTTTTAATGTGTTTCCATCAACATCTTTTATAGCTGATACATTTAAAGTATTTCCAAAAGCAATATTAGGAATATCTATTGTTCTACAATATGCAATAGGTTTAAGTGCTTCTACACCTGTTCCCTCTACTTGTTCAACATATTCATTATTAATAATTATGTTTATTGTAGTAGATGATCCACCAACTGTATAAACAGCAGTAACACCATGTCCAAAATTTATATCTAAGTAAGCACTCATATCTTCTTCAGTTTCTAGTCTGTATTGCGACATTATGATTTCTCCAATGTAACACTTACATAACCTGTATTATCAGGTTCTACTACTTTAATAAAAAAAGTTGTTTCAGGCGTAAGAGTGTTGCCTTTGTTTGTTGTTATAGCATCAACAACTATTTTATCTCCTTGTGTAATATCAGGTGCATCACTTGATTTTAATATTGCAGTAGGTTGAAAACCCTCTACTGATATAGACTCTCCCTCAATGCTAACATAGGGTTGATCTATTATAAGATTTATTAATACTGAAGAACCATTGTCTATTAATCCTAAAGTATCAATTAATGGAAAGTCGTCAAATAGCTTTCCTGATTCAAAATAAGTGCCAGTAACTCCATGCCCTGTTGTAGCATCAAGGAAAGAAGTAAAATCTCTAGCACTCTCAATAGCCATTTTTACTTACTTCTTTTTTTGACTTTAGTTTCTGATTTTTCTAAACCAACACTTCTATTAGATTCTTTTTTTGGTTTGCCTTTATATTCTTCAGCTTTACCATATCCAACAAGTGATCTACCTTCATCAATAGATAGTTCTATTACATCACCTGCTTTTACTTTTTCTTTGTTAGCTATTGTATCTTGTAAAATTAAATATTTCATTTTTCCACCTTTTGTAAGATGGGTGGAAATTAATCCACCCATTTTGTTTGTACCAAGTACCATTAACTTCCAGCACAGAATGAAACTGCGTGTCTCACAGCTACATCGACTGATTGTAAAGCTACTATTCTAACTGTACCTGAACTTGAATTACTATAAGGGTCCACTACCAAGTCAAGCCCCCCAAACATTCCTACAAGTAAGTCATTAAAGTTACCAAATACATAATTGTTTGCAGTTAATTGAGGTGAAACAACGACTTTATAGCCATTGATTTCATCATTAACAGCTACAAATTGTGCTGTATTGGTTGCTTTTTCAGTAGTTTTTAATGTGCCATAGTTAGTTGGATGCACTATGTAAGCTAAGTCGCCAAGTAAAGCATTATCAACTCTTACAGCAGTGTCCATTGAAACCATTTCTGCAAATGTTGGAGCAGCAGCACTTGAAAGTGATACTGTATTAATGCCTGAAGTATTAGTAATACCTGTTGGATTACCTGAACTTCCTGAACCCTCTAAAGCTGCATCATCAATAGCAATAGCCATAGATTGTGCTAAGTCATTTCTAATTAAGTTTTCAACATCAATAGATGATTGAATCATTAATTGTCTTGTAACATCAGTAAATGCACCTAAAGTTTTTGGTGACATACTTACTGAACCAACAGTAAATTCTGATTCACCAGCAGCACCACCCTCTGAACTAATAAATGCAGCAGTTGAAGCAGCAGTTTTTCTTGGGATTTTTACATCGCCACTTAGTCCATTAAGCATAGTTGCCATAGGCATTACAGCAGAGTTATTTCTTAGAACATCTATGAAATCACCAGCTCTGTAATCTTGTCCAATAAGATTTGAGTCATCAGAAGCGTTTAAATCTCTCTGATTCCAGTTTCTTAAAACTTCATCAGGAAGCATTACGCCTTGTGCTGTTTTCCCATAAGCTCTTTGAGCTGCTTCTGAACATTCAAATTCAAATTTTGCAGCTTCTTGTGCTTTTCTATCTGTAGGATTAGCCATAGCGTTAATAGCTCTCATTATGCTAAATCTTTTAGTTTCTTTTTCTGTTAAACCAATTTCTGTAGGAGTTTCTAAAGAAACATCATTAGAAATATTTTCTAATAATTCTCCTCTAAATTCTTCAACAGAAACACCATCTTTAATAGCTTGATTAGCTAAATCTCTTTTATTGTGTCTTACACCAAGATCAATAATTTCTTTTGAGTTCTTTTGAAATTCTTTTCTTGCTTCATCAACACTTTGTGATCTAACTTCATCAAGATTAATTTCTTTTTTCTCGTCCATTATTTCCACCTTTGTTGTGTTTAAAGTTTGTTTATCTTCAGAACGACCAACTCCGACTAATCTACTAGCATCTGCTGGAATACTTACAGAACTAATTTCCATAGGCGTCCAACTTGCACGATAATAAGTTTCATCGTCTTTGTTATATCGTTCCATCTTATCTACTCTGTAGCCAACTGATATATTCATACGAATACCATCAACTACATCTCTAAAAACTTCTTCAGCAAGAGCAGATTTTCCAAATCTGACTACAGCTATTGTCCTTTTAGCTGTCTGATCTAGTTTAAATTTTTCTATTACACCAATTTGCTGTTTCATATCATGATCTAGCAATAATGGTGCTCTACCTGATTGCATAAACTCCATGTTTATATTTTCAGGTGCGTGTCCTAGAACTTCCATTCCAAAACTACGTTCTACTGGTTCTTCAGAAGATACACCAACTCGAACCAACCTTTTCTCTTCATCCACAAATTCAGACCTAGATAAATCAATAGTTCTATAGCTAGTTTTTAAACTAACAACATTTCTATTTTTATCTTCATCTTCTTCATTGTGATAAGGTCTAGCTGATTCCATTTCCTTATCTTCTTCTTCAACCACTTCTTCTTTATCCTCATGATGTTTTGCAAACTCAATGATAACAGTATCATCAGTTTCATTCACATTAAGGATATGTCTATCTTCTTTATCTTTCATAGCTTTTTCCTCTTTCGATGATAAAGGATGTGATTCAGGAAGCAAATCAGTATCATGCTTCCCACCTTGATACCTTCCATTTCGCAAAGCGAATAGAAAGCTGTTTACTCTAGCGTATGCCCATTGTTCAGGTGAGCTTACATTAGGTCTTACTGAAGCTGGATTAGTTTTATAAGCACCAATCCCTCTTTCAAAAACTGTTAGTAATGTTCTGTATGTTGTTCTTTTAGAAGCAGCATTATTCACTTCTTCATTATGTTCTTCTACCTTTTCTCTTAATCCTTTTTCAACAGCATCAGAAACTTGTCTATCCTGTTGAGCCTGACTTGCTGATCCTGATTCTTTACCCTCTTTATATTTTATAGCTTCAAGCACAACATCCTTCATTCTTTGTTCGCCTAAATTACCGATAACACCCCACTTCATTTGTGCTATCACTCCTGCAATATTAGATGGTCTAGCTGGTTTATCACCTGACTTAAATTGTGAACCATCGTCAAAATGTCTTGCAGCCCAAGCTTCTCTTTCCTTTATCCACTTAATAACACCATCAGTTTCTTCACCTGCTCTTGCCTTAGTCCATAAATTAAATGCTTCATTACCTCTTATGTTTCCACCAGCTTTGTAAATATCATTATCATTTTCTTTTACACCAGCTATGAAGTCATAATCAAATTGTGGATATTGTGAATTTCTTAGTGATATTTTTTTATCATCACCTTGCGTTGGAAAGTTAGTCGCCATCTTCTTCGCCACCTTGTATATTAGCTTCAACTGGTAGCTTAGTTCCAAATGGTTGATATGCTATTTCTATACCATATTGTTTTGCTAACTCAACTTCTTTTTGATGTTGTTCAAAAAGTTCTTCAACATCTCTACCATAAGCAGCACTTATATCAGCATAAGTAATAGTTCCATTTTGTAAACCTAATATATTTGATTGCATTTCTTTTAAAGGATCAATCCAAGCAAAACTTCTAGGTATATAACTTACAGCTCTAGCAAATTTGTCAAATTTACCAATTGGTAAGTTTATATAACCTGTAGATATAGCCATCTCTAACCATGACTTAAATATAGGGTTTATAAAATGCTCTATTACAAACTGTTGATACATTTGATACATAGACCTATCTTCTAAAGCACCTTGTCTGATGCTTGAATAATTTACAGAAGTTAAATCATTACTTAGTGCGTGATATGAAATATTAAGACCTGATGCAATACTTCTTAATACGCTAGTTGTAAATGGTTCAAATGCAGATGTTGGATGTGTAGGATCAAAACTTTCAAATGACATACCTGCTGGTAACTGCTCAAACACCCCTGCTTGTGCGTTCATTGTCGGATTGAATGTATCTTCCATTTCACCATCTCCGATGTAACCATCGCCATCAGGTGAAGTTATAAAGCCCATTTTAGAAGCACCGACTCTAGCAGCTACTATCTCTGCTTCATAATATCCATTTAACATTTTCATATTAGCTATGATTGGTGCAATAAATGAAACACCTCTTGTTTGCTCTGCTCTTTGTGGTAAGTAAGCGTGTATTATTTCATCTGCTGGAACTCTTATGTATTCTTGTTGTGGTTTAGGATAAGTGTTATCGTATGGATGTTTTTTAAATAAATGATAAGCAACTGGTTTACCACCCTTATCAAGCTCAACACCCATCTTAATACTATTACCATTTTTTAATCTAGTTTCATTTTTGTTTTCATCTAAATGATCTGCTTCAATAAATGAAATTTTAAAACCAAATGATGAACTGCTATCTTTAACTTTTCTTACTAATACTTCCCCATCTCTACATAGCGTTTCAATAAATATTTTTTGACAATCTAAAAATGTAAGTCTTTCATTTACAGTACAATTTCCTAACTGACACCATTCTTTCCACGATCTTTCTATAAGCAGGTTAGCTCCAATATCTAATGATTGATCATCATTTCTTGCTTTGGAGCTAACTCTTACGCCCTGCTTTCCGATCACATTAGACACCATCAGGTTTAAGTATCTTGCAATAAATGGATCGTTCCTTGCTAAATCCCTTGATCTATCCCTTAATAATCTTATGTTATCTTTTATTTCAGCATCAGCAGACGTAGAGCTAGTTATAAAATCAGCGAATAACCTACCTGTATTTGCACCTGTATAACTTCTTTTGAATTTTCTTTTAGGTTTTTTATTACCACCGAATATGTTGTTATACCAAGCCATTATGTGTAATCAGTTACATTGAGTGTTTGAGTTGATCCAAAGTTTACTTTTACAGTATTACCTGAACCTTGTTTGTTTCTTATTCTTGCAAGTTTAATTTCTTTTAAGTATTCAGCTTTATACCTATCTCTGAATGTTAAAAGTTCATCTATAGACATTCTTGATAAAGACCTACCAGCTATAGACATTGAAGATTGATCCATACTGGCACGATTCTCAATAACTGCTTCAATCGCATCAAGAACTATTTTTGCGTGACTTCTTAAATCAGCATTTGTATTAGCTAAATTTTCAGTAATAGTTGTTCTACCTGAATCAACCATAATTCTATTAGAATCAGAAGATTTAGTTATGTATGCTTCCCAAATATAATCACCTATTGTGTAACTGGTAGTGCTAGATGATGCAGCTTCTATGTAATAAGTATCATCTGCTTCAGTAGCAGTTAGTGTGAATTTTTTTGTACCACCACCACCAGCATCTAAATGAAACTCATATGTTAATGCATATGCACTTACAGGATAATCACTTGCAAGATCATCCCTACGCCATGCCCAATAATCTCCAAGCACAAGCGTACTAGGTTCTTTAGTAGTGTAATTTGCTCTATCAAATGCGTTAGACAAGTAAAAACCTCTCTTTTTATAGATTAATCTACTACTAACACTAAGGTTCTTTAGTATATTGTCAACATTTCAGGTGCAAATTGTTACTATTTCCAAGAAGTAGCAAAATTGTTTCTGTTTATGCCTTTTCTTTGCTTTTTTTGTGTATTTTGTTGACTATTGTTGTCTTGTATCAATATTTTTTGTTCAATTACGTCATAATTAGGATTTAAGATATAAATAGCTGCAAAGTTATAGACTAAAGTATCTAATGCTTCATTTCTTGGTCTTATTTGTTTCCAAACCAAAGACTTCTTACCTCTGAGCCATTTTGTTACTCTTTTTTCTGCTGTTAGTTGTTTAAAATATTCTTCATCAAGATCAGAACAAAAATGTAGTGTAGTAGATTCAGGTTCAGTAGATAACCTAGCAAATATAGCTTCTTTTGCAGTATCAGTTCCAACACCATATAAAACAGCTTTATTCTTACCTACAAATGTTGGTCTATTTACTATTGGTTTACCAGCTTGTGATAAACCCTTGATTGCAAATATTCTTCTAGCTTGTCTTGGTTTAGTAAATTCGTAAACTTGATTTGTATGATGTCCACCTGAATCTATACAAGCACATGATATAGGTATTATTCTATTTGTTTCAGTCTTAAATCTTTTCTTTAAGTAAACATCTAAATCTTGCCATACCTGAAAAGCATTAGGATCACCCCAAAATATCTTATAGTCTATAACCCAAGCTTCATAATTTTTTCCGAATCCTACAGTTTGACATTCCAATCGATCTTTTTGTGTATCAATTCCTGCTGTTATAACTAAAACATCTTCAGGAACAGTGGTTTTATCGTAAGATAATCTTCTTTGTAATAAAGTGTCATACTCTACTGCATCTCCTTGTTCTTCCCACGATTCGCCTAATGCAGTATTTATAAATGTCTTTAAAGTTTCAGGATTCTTTTTAGCTTCAATGAAGTTAGTTGCCATTTGCGACCAAGTTGACCAAACTGAATACAATTCTGAAATATGAAATCCTGCTGTATTACTTGTTTTATTACTAGCTCTCCATTCACCATTCTTAAGCATCCATTGTTTTTTTGATTCTTCAATAACTGATCCACATTCCTCACAAGCATAGGATGCTGTTTCAGGTTTATCTTCTTCCCAAACAACATTCTTCCATATTAATACTTGTTTATGCTCACATTCAGGACAAGGCACATAGTAGTAGCGTTTATCTGATTCTTCAAAAGCAGCTTCTATAGCAGATAGTCCTTTAACTGTTGGAGTAGAACACATAAATATTTTTCTATTCCAAAATGTTTTTGTTCTAGCTATTGCAAGAGCAATAGGTGAACCCTCAGAACCAGCACTAAGTTCATATCTATCAACTTCATCCATTAACAAAATTCTAATTGGTCTTGATGCCAAACCTGAAGCTGAATTAGAACCAACAATAGTTAAATGACCACCTGCAAACTTTTTGTGCATAGTAGTATTGTTTGCATCTCTACTCCTTGCATCTTTTACACACCCTCTTAACTTTTCACTATCCCTAATCATAGCTGAAAGCCTATCTTTACTAAATGCTTGTCCCATTTGAAGTGTTGGTTGCACAATTAATATAGGTGAAGCATCTTGATCTATGTAATAGCCTATTGCGTTTAGTATTATCTCAGTCTTACCAACTTGCGAAGAAGTCATTACAACTATTCTTTCAATGTTAGAATCATTAAAAGTGTCCATTATCTCTCGTTGATACTCTGCTCTGCTAGTGTTCCATTGTCCAGCTTCAGCAGATGATTCAGGTGATAACTTCCTGTAGCGATCTGACCACTCTGATAACTTTAAATCAGGCGGTGGTTTAAATGTCTGATGCGTGTTTTTCAACACGATCTGCATATTGTGTAGGTATTCCATTGTCTGCTAATTCATTTAATGCATCATAGATGCAATCTTTTAGTAATTTTTCTGCTTCTGCATAGTTTTCAGTCGCAATCATCTGATGTGCAAGTCTTGATGGTATGCCAAGTAACTTTGCTCTAACATTTGCAACAAAATCAGTCCATGTATCTTGTACTAATGGTGCTGGTATTAGCTTTCCTTCTAATTCTGACACTTCAAGTTCTGCTTTATCAGCTTGTGCCTTAGTTAGGCGTGTTTTTTCTTCTGCTATATCACCTGAACCACTTTTTTTGTGATAACCAGCTAATTTTCTTAGATAACTGATATAACTATGCCTACAAACGTCAATATTCAATGGTGATCTACCCTTTTTTGATGGTAGTACACCCTTTGTAATCAATTCAGAGATACTTTTTGTTGATAAGTCTAAATGTTCTGCTACATCTTTTTGTGTTGCCATAACCTAACAATTACCTAAATATATATAGCCTGTCGCTAAAAAAAAACTGT